ATCCTGCATAACTACCAGGCCTTACACGACCAATAGCGTGCTGAGAGTTTATTACTAGCTGAGGAACAGTTATGCCTAGCTCTGAAGTTTTTACGCCTAGAAGGAATGTTTTTCTTGATCTTCATATTGGCATCACCAAAACGAATAATCTTCTCTTTACCACCAGAGCAAGCTTTAACGACACTCTTCTTACCACCTGAGATCTGACGTCGAGGCTTATTACAAGCCATCTTGCTCTTATCAATCTTCATGCCAGCCATTACTTCTTATCTTTCTTAGCTTTAGTAATGGCAGTCTTAGACCACTCTTTGAAGTCTTTCATTTGCTTCTTGAATTTAAGATCTGCCTTTGTTGGTTCATTATTCGAAGCCTTAATTACTTTACCTCCGTCTTTGTCTCCTGACTTACGCGCTTGCTTTTGCATATGTCGGATCCACATCTCATTACCCTTGCGTCCTTCTTTATCTAGATCAAGACGTTTACGAGCTTCATTCTTGCTGAGAGTGTTCTTCTTAACACCTAGGTCTTTGTTAGGGGCTGTTTTTTTCTTAGGTGTTGCTTTATTCTGATACTTCTTCTTACTTAATAATTTATGTCTTGCATCTCTATTCTTAGCTGAATAAGCAGAAGCATCTCCTTTCTTCATTAGCTTCTTAACTTTCCTTACTTTCTTACTCATCTTGTAAGCGTCATATCCTGCTTTTGCTACTCTTCCTATAGCAGCTATTACTGGTAATGCCATATATCTCCTTACTTAGGTAATCTTAAGAACCTCTTAAGAAGTCTTAAGTACTATTAATACTATGTGAACCGGGGGGGGGCTTTTCCTCCCCCTTTCCGATATCGTCCACAATTAATTTATCCAGCCTTTATAAGCACTTCGAGTCTTACCTTGTCCTGGGAACAAAGCGTTATCCATGAACTTCTGTAGCTCATCCTCGAGTAGCTGGGCTCGTCTGTCTTTCATCTCTTCATCAGCTTGTGCTGCCATCTGTTCAACCCAGTAGGCAACAGCCATAGATAAAGCATCGAGTCTATCGTCGTGTCTTAGAGCACCCTTATCTCTTGTAAGGCGTGTCATTTGATAAAACAGCATGTATTGAGTAGCTTTTTCAGCTGGGTATACCTGAGCTGTCTTATAGTCATTTTCGATCACATTAGGATCAATAATGAGCCTGTGTTGGTTCATTACAGGTTCTAAGGTGTCAATCATTCGCTTCTCTTTCTGAATTGAATGTCTTACCTCTTCTATAGTCACAGGGTATGTCTTAACAAAATATGGTGAGACCAATTCTTTGAACATTCCGTCGCCGAAATTACTTTCAATGAGTACTTGGTTGACCTTATGTCTTTTCGCCAAATCTGCGAGCTTCTGGAGCGTCTCAGGGGCATATCCACCCTGGATACCTCCAGCATCTACAACGTATAGAAAACCATTGAGCATTTTGACAATGGCATAGGATGTTTCGTCAGCACCACGACCTGAGGGGTCAATAGACATAACGGAACCTGAATATTCCAACCAGTCTCCTAAGACTTCTTGTGGCTGGTAGAACTTGTCACCTACAAGACCTACATTAGGTAGATCCTTTTGTTCTAAGTGACTCATACGTCCCCAGACTAAATTTTCAGGTGCTTTATCTACATTTGTACTTAATACAATCAGATCATGCAGCTTTAATGGATATCTATCTGCATCAGATAAAGATGTATCCAACATGAACTGTAAAGCGAATCCTGAGCGTCCATAAGATAGCTCACGTTCCATTAGATCTTCATCATCAAATCTATCGGGATCAGTGGGCGCTCCTTGGTCTTTTTCTTGTCTATCTAAGGCATCCCCTATGATGGGAGCTAATCTCCCCGTCATGCGATTTCTCTGGACTTCTGAGGGGTATCTTGCAGGCCATATTCTGACCTCATAACCACGGTCTGGTAATTGCTCATAAATAGACATTTCTGTCTGAGGTGTTCCAAGGTAAATGATCTTGCCTTCTGGCTTTAAGATCGCATCAAATTCCTTGATGGATTCAGCTAGCTTCTCTCGCATAACCTGAGTGGCTGAGTTGTTAGGTACCTCGATATCATCGGCTACGATAACGTCAGCACGAGATCCTGCTAGCTGACCTGTGATTCCCACAGATTTTACTGAAGGAGAATGAGAGGCCTGAGCTGGAGCTACATCAAAGGCTACCTTGGATTGCCTTTGGCCTTCTCGAGATTTCAAATGTGCCAGGAATGGAACATCCTGGATAAGTCTTTGCGTAAATGTAGAGAAGTCATCAGATCTAACTTTAGATGCTGAGACTACCAAAATCTTTTTCTCAGGATCCATAAGTAACTCCCAGCATACATAAGCTGAGGTTACATAGGATTTACCTACACCACGGAATGCTTCGATTACGCAACGCTTCGGTGAGTTTTGCAGATAATCGGCTATGTCGTATTGGACTGGCGTGGGATTAGGTAGGTTGAGATGTTTCCAAATTAGGAATAAGAAGTTACGAAAGTCTTTTAGTTCTTCTGGGACTTTGTTCGGCATAGTCCTCCTGTAAGTTTAGAACTGAACCTTTTGGTAATTCTTAGTGTTCTTTTTCTTAGGTACGCAGTTTGGCACGTTACGTCCATTCTTCTTTTTCATACCTATTTGTTTATAACCTTTCCAACATGCCATCAGTGTCTCTCCAATGATTCAACATCGAATGGCAAATGGTCTACTAAGTTACCCAGAGGTGATCCCTCCATTGGTAAGGCTTCTATCCCATTATCTTTTAGGAATTTAATAGCAGCACTTAATTCAGCTGCAGTTGCATCCCCATTTTGAATTTTATATAGAAGGTCTTCTGCTACAGCGTTGTGCAGCTCTTCTAAAAGCTTATTGGGTGCTGTCACTTGTTCCTCCCTCTATTCTTCTTTTTAGATTGAATACGTAGATTCTTCACTGAGTTGTTTTTAGGATTACGATCTTTGTGATCTACGTCCATACCGTCACCCTTACGTGCGCGACCTTTACGGATCATTAATGCTCTTGCAGCATTTCTTGCAGCACGCCTTTTCTTTTGATTGGGTTTCTTATGGTATGTCTCGTATTCCTTTTTATAATTCCTAGCCATCATTTCTTCCACTGGGCTAGGCCTTTGATTCCGAATGAGGCTGCTATAGCTGCAGCTAGGAATCCTTTGTAGTATTCGGGCATTGCAGATAAAACATCGAATCCCTGGGTTATATAAGGAACAAGCGCCGGTATAAATGCGCCAATCATTGGTATGGATAGGACTATGGTAAACCATTCGTCCTTCCATGAATTATTAGCGTTCTTAGCTTGTTCTATTTCCCAATAAGCGTCCGATTGGATCTGCTTCATTTTTGATTCGTGTTTAGCCTGTGTTTCTACTCTTTTACTTTTGAACCACTCGGCTGCAATACTCCCGACTGCTGAGAGTATTTGGATCATTTAGGATCACCTCCTATGCACATATAAAGGGTGTAACTAGAGGTAATAACCAACAATCAGGTATAACGATTATTGGTATCACTTTGGTTTGTATAAAATATCGAAGAGCTTATCTAGCTTCTGATCGATCTTATGAAACATAGCTTTGTTGTCTGCATAGTTTGATTCGATCTGTTTAGTGTTTGCTTCGATTCTGACGTTTTGTAAGGCGACCTCTCGCTCAATACCGCTGATATACGTCACCATACCTATTACTAGTACGGTTGTTGTAATGATATGGGAGATATTAACGGTCTTGGAGAGGTGCCAGGATTCTTTAGGTTCCATATATCTCCTGGTTTTAAATTGCCGCTATACTGCGATCTTAAATAGGATAATTCCGTTACCACCATCACCTGATGTTGAGCCTGAGTTTGCTGCATTATTAGCATCTTCAGCAGCACCACCGCCTCCGCCACCAGTACCGTCTTGACCGTGAATAGCACTTGAATAGCCTTGTTGGTAATTTGGCCCAGAGTTTCTATCGTTTGACCAGTTACCATTACCGCCACCGCCTTGACCGCCTTGTGCAGCATCGGTTCTAATAGTGCCATTAGGGCCTCGATAAGAGCCACCACCGCCACCACCTGCGAACCAACCGCTTTCACCAAAGGCTGTTCCAAAGGTAGATGACATATCTATACCTGCTCCACCTGCACCACCGATAGAGTTGGCATCATTGTGACCGCCAGACTGGTCGCCACCTTGACCGCCTGCTCCACCGCCACCACCACCAGAGTAGTTACCGTTTGCTGAAATACCGCCAGAGTTTCCGTATGATGACCAACCAGAGTAAGTTGTTTTGTTAGATGATCTTCTGTTTGTTGAGTTACCATCTCTAGCACCTTGTCCACCTGCTGAACCACCTTGTGCTGCTTGACTACCTCCATCGTTTGCTCCGCCACCGCCGCCACCATTTGCAGTAACGCCTAGTGCAACAGAATTACCACCATTGTTACCTGCTCTTAAATTAGATGACCCTGGTGTCCATCCGTCACCACCTGCTCCAACAGTTAATGATGCCGAACCACTTGGTAATGTATATCCAGAATAGTAAAGCACTTGTCCTGCTCCACCACCACCTGAGGCAGTATCGTTGTCACCATAAGATTCACCACCGCCGCCACCGCCTGCTACGATAAGAACATCAGCACTAATAGAATTTGCTACTGTGTAATTAGTTGTTCCAGTATCTGTAAATGCGTAGATTGCGTATCCACTTATTGATGTATCTACGGAATCGTAACCTGAAATTTGTGGTTGATTTACAGTAATAGTGTATTGCCTGTCAGATGTTTTAGAATTTGCTGTGGCTCTAACAGTAAAAGTGTAAGTTGTAGATGATGTTTCTGAGTTTGCTGTACCAGAAAAAGTACCATCAGAATTTAATGTAATTCCAGTTGGTAAAGTACCAGATACTTTAGAAAAAGTTATTGTATCACCATCTGGGTCTGTTGCTGTTATTGCTGTTAAATTAGAACTTGCTCTATCTAAATCTTGTAATGTTCCTAATGAGCCACTAGCAACATTAAAACTAGGTGCTGTATCAACATTGATTTGACTAGCAAGTGTAGTTGATAAACCAGTTATATTTTCAACCTTAACACCGTAAGGCTCTTGAGCATTTAAAAAAGATGCTTTAGGTGCAACTGCTGTAATTTGAGTTTCACCAGATACTGTTACAGTTGACGCATTAAAATTTGTTCCTGAATTTCCAACAAAAGTTACAGCAGCACCAGATTGAAAATTAGTACCAGTAATAACTATTGTTTGATCGCCACCTGCTTGGCTATCTACTTCTGTGACATCAATTGATGAAATTGTTGGTGGTGCATCAATAGGCTTAAAAGAACTACCAGTGTAATACTCGGCAAGACCAGTATCAGAGTTAAAACGAATTTGCCCTGCTGTTGAACCACGTTGTGCAGAAGTACCTGTGGCTACCTTAGTGCCTTCCGTACCAGTATCCGTGATGTTCTCAAACGGAGGTACGTTGTCTAGGTTGGATACTTTAACGTCACCATTGGAATCTAAAAGATCCGCAAGGTTTCTTGCTTTACTCATAAGACCTCCTCAAGTTGTTGTTGTGTAGGTTGTGTTAATGTTGGGTGATTCCACTCTTCTATATAATCTCCATCACCATCATTTCTTAATGTAACTAAAGCATTTTGGACTGGCGTATCTCTAAAATCTTCTCTTGTTAATTCTGGATATATAGATATAATTTTTTCGTATAAAGACATTATGCTTCCCTCACTAAGTAACCACCAAAATTTCCCCAGTCAGAACCATAAAGAGTAATATCAGTTCCCATATCTTGGTATATATACATCTCTAAGTAATCAGTTGTACCATTCATTGGTATAAAAGAACTAAATTGGGCAGACGGGTAATTAGCAGTATTTGGGGATTCTGTAATTATATCTTTTACCCTACTACCATTTTTATATAATTTTAAAGCGACCCATCCGTTATAAGGAGTTGTAAACTGAACAAAACTATTTATAAAATATAACCCTGCTACATCAGGTTGGTATCTTGCATTACTTGGGTCATATAAATTGTCATAATCATACAATTCACTATTAAAAGTAATCTTTGTATTAGTATTCCAAGTTGCTGTCATAGTCCCAAAAGTTGCTTGAAAAGCACCATAACCAACAGTAGGCATAGTAATACCAGTAAGACTACTTCCATCACCAGACAGAGTACCTGATACAGTTAGATTCTGTGGTACAGTCAGGTTACCAGAGGAGTCTACAGATATTGCTGTGTTGTCGTTATCTGGATCGGAGATTGTAGTTACTTTTAACTTACTCATACGACCTCCTTAGGATACTTGTCTTTAACTGCTTGTATTGTTGCAGTCATTTCTGTTGAGAATGCACCTGCTTTAAATAGGTCGTCTAGTTGGTCGCCTATTGGTGGGTATTCATCTTTACGATTTCTTGCATATTCTTGTGCATCATATTCTGCTTGTAGTCTTGCAATCTCATCTGTAATTTCTTGTTCGGTAGGTTGCGTCTGTTCTGTATCTAACCATTCTAATTCACCATCTCTTACAGTATATTGAGAGTTTGGTCTTAATGAATCTAAAGCATTTCCTATATCAATCATTGTGCTATCTCCATAAGAGTCATAGTTGAATCTTCATAAATATAATAACCTCTGCCAGTATTCCCACACGCAAATTGAATTTTATAAGTTAATGGTGATGTTCCTGATGTAGTTCTGTAAATCATCATAGGCATAATATAAGTGTGATAAACAGTATCACCTAATTTACCTAAGTTATCTGATGTAGTTCTTACTTCGTGGATTTGTGTGCTGCCTTCGAGAAGTTGCACATAAAAATCTAAATCACCACCAGTGGGTGCTTGTACTTTTGGATGATATTCAATCAATATTAAAATCTTATTTCCTGATGCAGATGGTGTAATAGTTCCACTTAATCCTATTTCTGTCCAACCAGTAGAAGTTGTGTAGGTATTTACATTTGGAGTAAAAGATGTTCCTTGCACAACTTGTAATACTGAACCACTAGGTAAATCACCAGAAGTTATATCACCTACAAAAATCTCACCTGCACCATCTGGTAGCGTTATATTTCTATCCGTATTTGTATTAGGTGCTGTGATAGTTAAAGTACCAGTGCCTGAAGCATTTCCTTGTATTTTTACTTTACTCATAATCTACTCCGGCTTAGGGTTATCTGCTTTAACTTGTGCTATAGCATCTTTCCAAGTTGTTGTTCCGTTTACTGCATCCCAGTATTGCATATCTAGTTGTTCGCCAATGCTAGGATAGACTCTATCTCTTTGATATTGTTTAGCATCATAGTCTGCTTGTAGTCTTGCAATCTCATCTGTAATTTCTTGTTCAGTTGGTTGAGCAATATCTGGTGAATACCAAGTCAAATCGTCACCATTTAATAACCACTCTGCCTCTGGTGTAAGACTATGAAGTGCATCTGATTTTGTCTTAGTATTCATCCCGCAATCTCCATAATAAAAGTTACAATATTAGAAGTGCCATCATTCTGACCCTGAATTCCACCGCTATGATGGAAGTACCATTGATTACTACCGTTGATAGTTGCTTTTCTTGCATACATTTTATAATCAATTTGCTGACCTAAAGTATAAGAAGGAGAATGAATCCAAGATGAATGCCCAGCGGTGTCTGTCCATCCACCTCCGTTTTGATACAAACCATCTATCCAATAACTTGAAGCGGCTGAATACCCGCCTCCTGCAACTTGAAAATAATATTTACAAGCACCACCTCTGTTGCCAGGACTTCCTGGATTAACGTGCATTGCATATCCGTGTGTCTGGATAAGAATTTTTGAATTTTCTCTGATTGGCGTGATACTCCAAGCACCAAGACCAGTATCAATATAGGATGTTGAGTTTGGTTCTATTGTTGCTGACCTAGTATGAACATCTGTTATCACCTGCAACACACTACCCGCAGGTAAGTCACCCTGCGTAATAGCATCAGACTTTAACTTTGCTGCTGTTACTGAATCGGTTGCTAGAGTATCTGCATCAACTGAACCATCAGGTAAACCACCTGTTGATACACCAGTTATTGTTCCTGAACCATTAATTGTAATTGCCATAATCTATTCCTATACTATTGTCCAAGTTGAACCAGTTGGTACTGTTACTGTTACACCACTATTAATTGTTATCGCACCAAATGTGCCTGCGTTCTTACCAGTAGTGATTGTGTAATCAGCAGCCAGGGTCTGATCGTTTTCCCAGAACACTCCAGCGGCTGCGCCCGTGTTAGCCCAAGATGTAGTTGATCCATCAGTAGTTAAATACTTACCTGAGTTACCAGTTTGAGAAGGTAAAGCATCTACATCTGCCCAAGAAGAATTAGTACCATCAGTAGTTAAATACTTACCTGAGTTACCAGTTTGAGTAGGTAGTGCATCTACATCCGCTGCTTCAAATTTACTTGTTGTTGAGTTATATAAAAGTGCTTGGCCATCAGCGACACCTGTTGTATTTACATCAGTAAGATCATTAATACCTGTATTTAATAACTCGAAAGTTCCAAATGCTTGTATATAAACAGTGTCTCCTGCAGCAGCCCCTGAATTAAGAACAACTGTAGATCCATTAGTCGCTGTGAAATCTGCATCATCTAGACGAATACCATTCATATAGACTTCAACAAAACCTGAGTCATATGTAGCATTGAATGTTGTCTGACCAGCAGTAGCTGTATATTCAACTGAGTTGTTAATACCGTTAACCGCAGATCCTGCGTTAATAAAACCAGAACCGTTGTAAACCTTCATTACATTAGCTGAGGTATCAAACCAAAGGTCACCATCAGTTGGACTAGAAGGTTGTGTATTTCCTACAGAGTATTGATCTGCAAAATTGTTAACGTTTGTGAGATTAGCTGCAACAGTATTTACGTTATTAATATTTGTACCAACTGAATCAACATTAGCAATACTTGCTGCTACTGTTTCAATTTCTGATGTAGCTTCGTTTAGATCGTTAGATACAGTCTGTAACTCAGTTAATTTATCTTGGACATCTTGGATGTCTTGAGAAATATTAGCTACCGCAGTTACATCTGAGGAAATCCCAGCTACTGTACTTACGTTAGTGCTAATACCAGCGACAGTTGTAACGTTTGTATTGTTACCTGCAACTGTATTGATATTAGTTGAGTTAGCGTTAACAGCATTTATATTTGTTTCGTTATTAGCGACAGCTGTAATGTTATTTGCATTACTTACTGCTGCATTGATATTAGCTGCATTAGATACAGCTGCATTAATATTTGATGCGTTGCCTGCAACAGAAGTTACATTAGAACTAATACCAGCTACTGTATTTACATTGCCAATATTGGTTCCAACAGTATCAACATTAGTAATACTATTAGCAACAGTCTCAATTTCTGATGTGATTTCATTTAGATCATTAGCGACAGTCTCAACTTCTGAGATTTGTTCGTTAAGATCGTCAGCTACCTTTTGAACAGCTGCAGCTTTCGCAGCTACTGTAGTGATATCTGAAGAGATACCAGCAGCAGTTGTGATATCTGTAGAGATTGCGGCAAGAGTTTGAATGTCTGCTGAATCACCAGCCACTGTATTTACATCAGTTATATCAGAAGCAACTGTGTTTACATTTGTAATATTAGTTGCTGTTGTATTTACGTTGCTGATGTCTGTTGCAACTGTGTTTAAATTTGTAAGATTAAGATTGTTTAATTGAGTCTTATCAGAAGGTGTCAACCAAACATTCTCAATGTAATTCTTTGTTGCTGCATCTTGAGCAGCTGAAGGATCCGCTACATTCTTGATACGTCTATTTTGCGCATCGAATGTACCATCGGCATCAAGAGAGACAGCATCGTTAGCTGTATCGATAGCCTCTTGAGCTCCATGGAAAACTTGGATCATCGCGGTATCTAAATCTGCTTCAGATAGAACCGCACCATCTACAAAGTCCACAGCTCTGTTAGTTAAGTCTGTGTTTCTCTCTACACGAACGTTAGTGTTGTTCGCTGGAGCAGTATTAATACTAATTGTACTTGTAGATAAGAAGCTAAAATCTGAGCTAGCTAGTTGCGTACCTGCAACGAATACTGCTACTTCTGATTCAGCCTCATAAGCGAATGGAATTGTAAAAGTTTGAGTAGTTCCATCACCTGTATATTCTGTATATGAATAAGCCATTTGTACCCCTTAAGAAAAGGGGCACTTAAGCCCCTTAATTATTTTGTTGCCTCTGCTGAGATGTAATTTGCTGCTACCCCTAATGGATACCAATTCATTGGTAACGGTAGTAGGCCAATCATTCGCCTAAAGGCTGCTTCTGACATTGATTTATCTCCAGACGCGCTATCTTTAATTGCCGCAGATGTGTCTTGCACTAAGCGGAAAAGATCGAGTGTCGGGTTAGATACGAGATTAGATTCTCTGAAACGTTGGAAAGCAGTCATCTGGAAAGACATAGCTCCCAAGTAACCAACAGCACCATCCATGAATAATCTCGATGGAGCTAAGCGTTCCTTAAGGTATTTCTTACGTCTTTGTTCAGACATCCCAGTTGATCTGTAGTAAACACCAGTTACATAAGCTAACGTTGACATCATTGAGCTTGTACTAAGTACTAAAGCTGCTGATTTGATATCACCATTCATCATACGTGCAGCATGCCGCTGAAACTGTTGCTCTTGTGCAGCTAAAACATAAGACAAGAACTGCCCCATAGTTTTACCCATTTCAGATCTTAAGAACCTATTTACAGAACCGATGTTGGTTTCCTGAATAGACTGCATTGAATGCCTAGAAGCTGATTGTGAGAATTTTGTATAAGCAATATTCCCTTCTTTACCAGACTTCTTCCATTTATCCAGGTTAAGAGTTACTAAGCGACCTTTGCTGTCTTTCTTAGCGTGCTTCTTAATCATCTTCATTATTAGAGACATCGAAGTGTCATCTATACCTAGCTGTTCTAGCTTAATAGATGCATAAGGTGCTTTACCTTTCATTGCAGCATTAAACCAATCGTAGGCATAAAACATACCATCTGCTCTACGCATCATGGCAGTCATAGGTAACATTCCAGATGCCTTAGCTGTGAACTGTCGTCCTTCAGCTAGTGCAGCATCAAACTTTGTATAACCACTTTTGATCATATCTGTCTCGTAGTCATCAAAGTATGCTCTAACACGTCCTGTGATTAGATCAGTACCTACACCTGTGGCATGCATCATTTCCCTGAATAAAACATCATCCAGTTCACCATTCTCCATCTTCTTAATCATCTTACGAAGACGAGGAATACCTTGCCAAAGTGTCTTAGCACTGTGTTCAAATAAGGTAGCCATTGTTTCTACCATTGTCGGGATACCTGAGGCTCCCATAGATCTAATGAAGTTATATTCACGAAGTCTACGAGCCCAGACTTTTCCTCTTTCACCCATGCCTAAAAAGTTATCACCATGAGCTAGGCGGCCTGTGATGCCGTCATACATAAATTGCAGAGATTCAATTTCTTTATTGTTCTTTGCGATTTGATCTGCATTCATCCCTTGTACATTATTACGACGTTTATTAAGTATGTTCTGATAACTGTCCATACCTTCACGTTCAATACCATTACGGGCTAGGCCAATAGCACCACCCATTTGATATGTGTACATTTGATGTAGATCTTTTAGATCATTCTTAAGAAGGTCTTCAAAACTAACAATCTCGTTGTTAATTTTCATTTGGAAAGTTTCATCGAGTTCAACACGACGTCTCATACGAGAAATCTCTCCACCTTTCTTAGCAGCCTCAGGGAATGTCTCTTCAATTTGAGCCATGATGTCATCCACCATTTTCTCATCATTGAATTTAGCCATAAGACCATCTCGGATCTCCGATAGGCCATCCTCATAGATCCCCATGTGTGCCATGTTGGTTCCTTCAGTTAAATCAATCATTACCCTTTTGGTAACACCTTTGACATAACCAGTTGCAATCATCTCAGCTATTTCATCATCTAGTTCTTTCTGCGCTGACTTAATTGCACCTTTAAGAAGTTTAATAAGATTGTCTTCACCATATTTTTGAATGAATCCATCCCATTTAGCATTGTCTGTAATACGAGGTACGTATAGATCGTCCCAATCGACATCCTTAGCACCACGAACATTGGCATTCTTTGCCATTTCTAATAATTCACGCTGCTCACGAATCCACATATTCACACCCTCTTGGATGAGTGGATCATCTGAGCCGCCACGGCGAACTGCTTTTGTAACAGCTTCCATGTATTCCATTTCTTTACGAATGTTAGCTAAAGGATTCATCCCATAGCCTGAGCCTTGTTGATCAGCCCATTTCTTAGCATTCTTTTGCCAAACTAAGTAAGAACGTCCTACTGATGTATTTTGTACCCAGGCCTGCCATTCCAATGCTGAGAATGGTACTGCTGAGCGATCCCTTTTACCTGCAGAGTTAAGACCAAGTCTTTCACCCTCAATACGAGTAAATGGATTCTTACTTGCCATAGTTCTAGCTACGGCTGATACCTTTTCACGTAGTCCTAATGATAAGAACTTCCATGTTCCTAGTTGTTTAGCATCATCTTGATATTTACCTGGCTTGTTATAATCGAGAGCTTCTAGATTTAATCCATCTCCCTCATCAGCCAATTTAGCCTCGAATGTGTCAAGCTGTTTTACTGTTCTTGCTACTGCATCCGTTCCGATAATGTCTTTAAAAATATCTTCTTCCTGAGCAGTTAACTTAGGCATTCCTGGTGCCGTACGACGCCTGTAATACTCCATATTCTTGACTTTATTGAAGTAGGCAGGGACAGCATCAATTGTGCCTCCTAAAGCTCCTGCAGTGGCTAATACTAGCCCTAGATCACCCTCATCCCATTCAGGTAGATAAGCAGTCTTGAATGCTTCAAAAGGAAGCACTGCTGCCATAGATTTACCTGCACCTTTTGCAAATTGCTTGCTAGGTGTCTGAGCTGCCTTAAGGTCATCTAAGTTTCTGTAGATCTTGCCACGGAAAGATAAGACATCATCGATGTTTTCAGCTGCTTTAGCTAAACGTTTAGGAACAGTAACTAAGTTACCCCATCCCCAAGTTGCTGCTGTTACTGCTGCAATCTCTACTGGGTCTAGTGCAGATACAACACCTGCAGCTAGAGTTTTATCCCAGCCTGAGTTTGCAAGATCCTCGTAAATCTTTTGACGCTCTAAAGCGTACTTAGCTTTGTATTCAGCTTCTTGATCAGACTTAGCATCTGTAACGTAATCTTTAAAAGAATCATAAAGACCGCCTAAGTATTTCTCAGCACGTTCTCTATTCCATACGAAATTAGGATCAGCCTCGAAGTCTTCTTCAGTCATTGCACTGTAAGCAACTGAAGGAGTCCAAGTCTTTACACCACCTTCAAATAAGGCAGTGCCCCAAGACATCTCAGCTTCCTGGTCGTCTTCAGGCATCCTATATAAATATTCAGATTCCGCAGTTTGATCATAGGAATCCCCAGTGATTGAAAAAGGATTAGGAGTAAAGTTGATGTTTGGATCATTTAGCTCTTTATCCTCACCCAAAGGCATAATCTTTTGCCCTGAATCAGGTATTAATTTATCAGCCATATTTATGCTCCATCTGGTAATAGGTTATCTTGCGTACCGTATTTATTCTCCCGTTTGCTATCTTCAATTGCTCTTGCTTCTGATTCCCACCACCAAGATCTCATCTGTGAGTATTTGATGTTTTGAACTGTGTTACCGTTTTGATCAGTAACTTGATACATGTTCTTTTTGTATGGATGAGGTGAGAAATGGAAAACTGCGTCTGGATTGAAATCTAGGATCTCATTGTTACTTACACGTTCTCTATAATCTGCAACGAAGAAGTCCATAGTTTTCTGCATTCTTTCCTGCATTACATCTACAGGAACCGCAGCTAGATATGGTTTACCATCTTTGCCAATCTTCTTATCTGCAAAAGCATTCATTAGCTCTACATTGTTAATAGGAATAGTAGCTGTAACACCATTCTCGAAAGTGATGTATGCATGATTATTAATAAAGTCTTGCATTACACCCTGACGTAAAGCTTCAGAATCAACACCACCTGCCGCACCTAGTGCTAGCTTGTATTGTTCTTTTAACCAGTTACGACGATATGGGTCACCCTCAGCTGCATTAGCATCCCAAGTCCATAGACCAAACATAACTTCATTACGATCTGGATCAGTTGTG